TTTCCCCAACACCCAGCCACCTTTTACATTGCAGGTCTAGATTACGGTACTACCAACCCTTGCGCTTGCGTTCTGGTTGGTGTTAACTTCAGCTACTACCCTAATATGTGGGTGGAGGACGAGTACTACTTCAGTTCTAGAGTAGCCCAAAGGCAAAAGACTGACTGTGAGTACGCAGACGATATCGTACACTTCTTGCAAAACAGGGCTGTAAAAGCGCTTTACATCGACCCTTCAGCCGCTAGCTTCAAGCTCGAACTCATGAAAAGGGGTCTAGACTACGTCTTTGACGCCCAAAATGAAGTTAACGACGGCATACGAATGGTCGCGCAATTCTTAAATCAGGGCACGCTCAAGGTTTGTAGGAAGTGCAAACACCTCATCGCAGAGTTTCAGAGTTACGTTTGGGATCCACGAAGCACAAAGCTAGGAGTCGATAAGCCTCTTAAGGAGAACGACCACGCAAGCGATGCCCTTAGGTATACAATCTTCTCTCACTTCTACAACTCAGGTGGAGGCTCCCTATCTCCTCAGGAGATAGACTACAACTACGCACTCAGCAGAGGACACACCCCTGATTTGCCTCGGTTTTTCCAAAATGCAGACCAGCTACCCAGACACTTTTAACTTGCCATTGTTTTTTTGTCCAAATGCATATATTGTAAAATAAAAAATTTAATAGGTATGTATGACACTTTTCCCACAGCTCAACGAGTCCTACTACGTAGACAATGACCATGACATACTTAAGCTGATGGACCATACCTATTCTAAGAATATACAGATCAACCAATCTTTTTGGTCTGAGGCAGACATCGACTCTCGCTTTAAAGCAGGCGACCAGACGCTGTGGAACGATATTTACGGCAATCTCCCCTCTTTCAGAAAGCGCAGCTTCAACTTCAACCGCATCAGACGAACGATTAACATGATCAGCGGTTACCAACGGCAGCACCGCAAGTCCACAATCTGTACTCCCGTGGAAGACGCCTCTCAGCTCACCGCAGATCAGTTCACAAAGATGCTTTTCCACTCAAACACAAACGCCCATATTTTAGAAACCATCTCAGAAGCCTTCGAGGGTTGTATTACCACTGGGATGAATCTGCTTTCCATTTGGATGGACTACCGTAGAGATCCGGTTAATGGAGATATCAACGTCGACAATGTATCTTACAACGGCTATCTCATCGACCCCTACTTTAAAAAGATGGACTTGTCCGACTGCAATTCTTTGTGGACAAGAAAATACGTGTCCAGAGAGCAGGCTAAGGCACTACTTCCAGGCCGCTCCGATGATATCCAAGGCATGAGAGGGTCTGGGAACAGAGATGGAAAGTTCCAATTTATGCCAGAGGCTTATAACTACGGGATGCAAGACCTCCTAATTTACGATGAGTTTTGGTACCTTTCTTGTCGAAAGCAAAAGATGCTATGCGATATAGAATCCGGAGAAACGATAGAGTGGCGGGGTAGTGACGATGACCTTAAGGACTTCCTAAAGAGCTATCCTAAGATCATGCCGATTGATCATGACATACCTACGGTTAAGCTGGCTATCGTAGTACAAGGCAAGGTGATGTACCACGGGGCAAATCCTTTGGGGATTGATAAATACCCGTTTGTTCCCGTCTGGGCTTATTACGATCCACAAATCCCCTATTTCCCTTGGAGGATCCAAGGGGTCGTTAGGGGTCTTCGTGATGCTCAGTATTTATATAATCGTCGTCGTGGCATTGAGCTGGATATACTCGAATCGCAAATAAATTCTGGCTGGAAGTACAAAGAAAACGCGCTTGTAAACCCAAAAGACATCTTTCTAGAGGGTCAAGGACGCGGTTTAGCTATCAAGGGCACCGCTCAGATGACGGATGTCGAAAAGATCCAGCCCGCTCAAGTCCCTCCTTCCATGATCCAACTTTCTGAGCTTTTAGGAGCCGAAATACAACAGATTTCAGGGGTCAACGAAGAGCTACTTGGCTCTGCTAGTGACGACAAGGCGGGTATTCTCTCCATGCTTCGTCAAGGTGCTGGACTTACAACCCTGCAAGTTCTCTTTGATAACCTAGATTACGCTCAAAAGCTGCTAGGGAGCCTACAGATGGATCTTATGCAAGCCAACTGGACTCCGGGTAAGGTGAGAAAGATCGTCAAAGAAGACCCAACTCCCGAGTTTTACAATCGGGCCTTTGGGAAGTACAATGCTGTTGTGGAAGAGGGGTTAAATACCTCTACTCAAAGACAGCTTGAGTTCGCACAGCTCTTAACACTAAGAGAAGTGGGAGTGCCCGTGCCGTCGGAAATATTAATCAAAACCTCAACACTTACAAATAAAAATGATCTCGTCGAAGCAATCGCAAAAGCAGAACAATCCCAACAACAGTCCCAACAACAGCAGTCTATGGCCCAGATCGAACTCCTTAAAGCTCAAATCGAAGACCTCAAAGGAAAAGCCATTGCCAGTAAAGGCCTTGGGATGGAAAGAGCGTCTAGAATACAAGAGAATCGAGCGCTTGCTGTTGAGAAACTTGCGGAGGCTCAACATCAGCGTGATCTTGGAACTCTGGAGCGCATCAAAGCAGCTAAAGAGCTTACAGACATTGACCTTAGCCAGCTTCAGAAACTCTTGGATATCTTATCGACGGTTCAAGCTGGACAGCATCAAGACCAAGACATGTCGGAGCAAAAAGAGATGATTAAATCTGCTGCTGAGACCCAGTCTCTAGCCCCTCCTCAGCAAGAAGCTCCTATGCAGCCTCAAGCTCAGGACATGCCTCAACAAGAGCAAGTAAACAACCCCATGGCTAAAGCCAGGGGCTTTTAGGTAGCCTTACGGCTCCTAATTCGGGCTGGCTTACAGGCAACCCCTCCTGAGGCGATCACATGGGATGCGTTGACATCGGCATGTAGTTCGCCACAGGTTAAACAGTTAAAACTCTCTCCTTTTCGAGAGCCTAAATTTAAACAACGGTGACAAGTTTGACTTGTATATGCAGGATTAACAAATTCGACGGAGATACCAAAAGATGCAGCCTTGTATTGTACAAACTGCTGCAACTGGTAAAAGCTCCATCCTGCCACCATTCGGTTAAGATGCTTGTTCCACGTCTTAGTTCTTGCTCGAATATCCTTAAGCTGTTCCATGCGGATCAATCCACAGTTGTGCCTTTTAGCTTCTTCGACAAGTTGTTTAGAAAGAACGTGGTTTTCGTGTTTAATTCTTCGGTTTTCGTAACCAGAAAGTTTTTTAAGGACTTTTTTCGTGCTTTGTTTCCCCTTAGACTGCAAGCTTGCTCGTATATTCGCTCGCTTTTGCTTAAAGTCTTGTCTCTCCTTTCCCTCAATTCGCAATCCTGTAGAAGTGGTCACGATATTTGTAATTCCAAGGTCGACCCCCATAACACCATCGCCATCAACTGGGGTTTTCTTAAACTCAACAACTATGTGGATGTACCACTCTTTACCCTTTTTAACAACTGTAGCGGAAGTGGGGCTTTGTCCCTTAAGAGCCGATCTTTGGTGTTCACCAAGAATCATTGGTGCGCGGATACGGCCTTTTGTGGTAGTCAAAGAAACGGTTTCGTCACGCTCTCTATACGAAAAAATCCTAGCATCGTAGTCAATGCTACTTGGAGAAAACTCTCTAGGGGCTTTGCGTTTTCCTTTAAGTCGTGTCATACAGGAAGCAACGCGTCGAATCGATCGAATTGCAAGATTAGCGGAAAGACCAAACAATTTGCGAACATTTACGTAGCAAAGCTTGTGCAAATTAATAGCGTTGTGCGTTTTTTCTTCAATAGACACACTAAGAATGTAATTACATGCATCAGAAAAACGCTCGCTTGTTTCTTGCAAGGAGCCTGCGATAGCTGGTGTAGTAAGAAGTTTGCAGCATATAGTCCTTGTTTGCATGGAGAAGATTATTCAACAATTAGGGAATTAAATCAACAAGAAAGGAGCGAGGTTTCCTCCCTACGGCTAAAGCCGAGGGTATCCACCTCGTCATATCGATGATGCAGCCTGGCTTAGGCCAATAAAAAAATGTGTTAAAAAAATTACTAACAACAGGTATTGTTAGGAGAAAGCCAACCTAGGAGTTTTTATGGCTAAGGCAAAACAGTACGGAATGTCGGAGAAAGAATCAAAACCTTGGGGATCTGGCCAGTTTGCCAATATGCCTCAAGAGGCTAAGATGGCAAGTTATCCTAAGGCTCATCAAGAAGGGCCAACCGTTG